GGATCAAAAACTTATAGGGTTAGCTATTGACGATAAGATTGACCTTATTCAAAAATTAACTTTGGTTCAAGCACAAGACGCATTCACCAAGTCGCAAGAGTTTTTATTTCAGATGGATAAAAAACTTAGGATTGCTACGGGTAAAGGTTGGAATGATTTCTATCGTTCAGAGAATATTGGGGACATGTCGCTTAAACAGTTCATAGCTTCTAAAGAATACAGAGCTATTGAAGCTAGTGCTGTTGATGATACTATCGAAGCCATCTTTTCTAAGACTTATAAGACTAAAGATGGCATTGGACTGGTAGCTGGTATGCTAGAAGATGCAAGAAATGTACCTGGTCTTGGTATGGCAGTGCCTTTCGGTAGATTTTTTAATAACACTGTAGGTTTTCTAGGTAAGAATACTCCAGGTGTAAACATTATTTTAAAGAGGGCAGGTTTTTATGACAACATGTCTTATGAAGAGGCTATCTCAAGATCTTTAGTTAGTGCTGGCGTTGTCTATACTTTAGCTTTACAAGAGGTAGAAAACATAAAGCAAGGTCTGCCTATGTACGCAGGTCAGGATAGAATGGTACCTTTTACAGACCCTTTGACAGGAGAAACAGTAAGTCAACAGTACGACTTTCCTGTGTCTGCCTATAAAGGTGCGGCAAGAATACTGGCATTAACTATGATGGGTGATCACCAACAAGCAATGAAAGCTTTTGGTCAGTTTACTCAAGACTTTGGATTGTCAGGATTACTTAGAAACTTAGATAAGACACAGCGTGATACATTAGAGGCTATTAAATTTATGGCTGATCCTGAAAGAAGGGACGTAGTTAAAGCTGTAGAAATAGTTACTAACACACTTGCAACTCAGTATGCTAACCCTTTGATTAGACCTTTAGAACCACTTAATGTTTTAGCTGGGATTGCTAGGGATGAAGACGCAGCACCTATAGACAGAGCACAAAACAACAAACTGGTAAATAATGCCTTCCGTTATATAGACAATATCTTACCAATGTTTATGGGTGAATTAGCAGAACCTAGAGAAACTGCTGCGGGTGGTACAGCTGATATGCAGTCTACAAAAGTTCTTGGTGCAAGAGTTATAAGACTCACGGATACCCAGCGTGTAATGAATAGTATAGGTCTAAGACCTTTTGATTTAGATACAGATGCAAAGATAAGAGATCAAGCTCCTCAAGCAGCTAACAGACTTAATGGTATTTTGTTTGACATAATAGAGTCGGAGTCAAGCCTGTTGTTAGAGAGTGGTTGGTGGAAGAAACTTACTCCGAGAGAAAAGCTAGATCATTGGAAAACTGTGGTTCGTAAGTCAGAAGACTTAGCTAAAACATTCCTAAGAATGCAGTACTCTGGACCTGAAGAAGTTATATCCTTGCAATACGACATAACATCTAAGTTTGCTAAGAAAGATATTCAGAAGGCTATTAAGGAATTAAACCTAGGTGATGTGGAGGACTTAAAACAAGAAGAGTTATTTATTCTAGAGCAATACTTAAAGACCGAACAAACTCTAAGTGATTTATCTAGAATGCAAAAGATGGCACAATAAAAAGGGGGCATCAAGCCCCCTCTTTTTATGTATCATCATCTAGCATATAATCTGCCCAATCATATGCTTGCCGTTTTATTTCCCGCATATCATTACTCGGCCTTGCCCCTGCCAACAAACCAGTTAAAGCCTGACCCGCCAAGTAGATTCTTGCAGTCAGGCTTTTTGTTGTAGGAGCTTTACGCTTTTGCTGAGTAAACTTTTTTGCTTCTTTCTCTAAGCTCTCTTTCAACTACTAGCTCCTTGTTTTTGAAGTAGGCTTTGTTAAAACCCATCTCCCAATCCCTGTTATCTTTTGTATTAACTTGGTAGGGATTACCCAAGTTACCTTCAAGGAAGGATTGATAACCCTCGTTGAATGGTTTCATTTTCTGCTTTGATGCTGTATAAGTGCTTCTAGGTACCATCTTGCTTTCTTTAAATCCTCTAGACCATTTTTGTAACGCCAACGGTGCAAGTACTTCGCAACGTTGCCCCGATAATAACCGACAAGTTCCTCGTCTGTCAAGATGTCTTTGATGTAATCAATACATTCAATGTCACCTTGACCGTAGTGAGGGGGTTTGTTTACGTTATCTGTCATAGTATAATCAGCTCCGCTTCTGTATATGGAATGTGAAAGAACAACTCACCTGGTCTGATGTACCTACCCTTTGCTTCACCTAAACTCTCTTGAGTCAACAAGAAGTCTCTGATACGCCAAGCTTGCTTAAGGTCTTTACGAAAGACGTAAAAGTTAAGAACTCCGTTCTCACTTTGGTACTTATCAAGTAGTCGCTGCTTACGTTCTGGAATGCGTATCTCTCTCCAGTGTGTAGGCCAGTCACCATCCCAAGCTACCTTTACCTCAGCTTCATTGAAGTAGGTGTAGCCATGTTTTTGAGAGACAACATCTACATGGTAGTTTTCTTCAGTGTTGACTAGCACATGCCCTTTCTTTGTAAGGTACTCTGTTAAAGCATCCTTAGCTTGTGAATCATATGCTTCGTACAAAGCACGGCTAAACTTTTTTCTAACTGGTCCCAAAAGACTGTCTCCATTTTAATTCGTACAGCAGTTTATTCTGCTCATACTCTGACATTACCATCCAATCACGGATTTCGTCAATAGTTCTTTTACACCCTGCGCAGTATCCATCTTCTATCCGACAGACCTTTACGCAGGGTGAAGGCACAGACCCTAAGTTAGGTCTACGATTTCGCATACATCACCAGAGCAAGCCATCGTCTGCATTGCTACAGTATTGTCTTCTTGTTCATACTCTGAAAGCTTCGACCAGTCAATACGTTCTGGCATTAACTTGGAAAGTTCTTTGTACTCACGTTCAGTGCAATCCTGATATGGTGCTTGCTGATAAGTATGATCAGAGTGTGGTAAGAAGGACACACCAGACATCTCATCAAAGTGTTTGTAAACGAATGCACCTACATCTAACCACTCAGAATCACGAACTGAGATAGTCACCGATGGTTTATGCTCACACCAATTACGTTGGTAAGCTAACCACATCTCTAACTGTTCGATAGCTGTCATATCGTTACGAGTTATAGCTTTATTAGGTGACCTCTGAGGAAAGCTAAACACTGTAGTGGTATCACCCTTGAACACACAAGGTTCGTAAGGAATACCTTGATCTTTCATGAACTGAGTAAGAGGATCTTTGTTGTCTCCTCGTACAGTCCTAATGTAAAACCGTGAATGGCGAGCATGTATTCCAGACGCTGAATCAACAAGCTGAGAGACAGTGCCGCTTGGCTTAACGCATGTGATAGCAGCAGATACAGGGATACCAAGACGATCAGCCCACTCAGCATTAGTAGTAACAGCCACTTGGCGAAGATGAGCAAGTGTTTCATTGAGTCCCTTGTTCTTTGCAGTTAGTAATGGGTTGTCCATTATCCCCGTGAGTGACACACCAAGCAGTCGTTCGGCTTCCGTGTTGTCTCTCCACACCTTTCGCAGATATGGAAACTTTGTGTATGTGGATTGGATAGTCCCCAGAATTGTTGCCAGACGGACTTTTCTTTCCAGATCCTCAATAGTATCTGTAGCACGTACGACACACTCGGTAAGATTGCAGAACTGATACGGGCGAAGGATGATCTCACTGCAAGGATTTGTACCGAAGTCGTAATCACTATCCCGTCTACCATATTTTGCAGCTTGTTTCTTAGATGCTTCACGATTGAATACTCCTCGTTCTCCTGATTTAGATTCAACCAAAGCTGTCCACTCACGCATGAATGTTTCTATGTCAGGCTTTTCTGTATAGGATACAGAGTTGTTAGCTAGTGCACGGTGAGCTGCTGTCTCCCACCATTGACCAGACTTAGCGTGACGCATACGATCATCACTTAGATTAGATAGTGAGATCATAGCACTACGGCGTACACCACCAACCACAACGATCTGTCCAATGAAACACATCAAGTCGTGACACTCAATGCTTGAGAGCTTACGACCTTGTGCTCCCTTGAATGTAGACACAGCAAAATTAAACAGTTCAACCAAAGGCGCTGGGCCTGATGCTCTACCACCGAATGTCTTTAGTCGTGCACCTGCAGGACGAACCTTTGAGACATCCCACTGAGGAATCTCGCCAGCCCACAGAAGAGCTAGAACTTGGCGTAAAGCTTTAGCCCAACCTTCCTTACTATCTTTTACAACAACTACAGTATCACTCTCAAACAGCTCTGGTACTTCAGGTAGTTTGCTAATGTACTGGCGTTCAACAGAGAAGCCTACACCTGTACCACACAATAGGATGAACATGGCTTCATCAAAAGACTTGGGATCATCTACTGGTAGATACGAGCAGTTATAACCTGCCGTGTTATCACGATCAAGAGCAGGACCAGCTGTCATCATAGCTCGCATAGAAGGCATGATCTCTAGGCTTAGGATAGCGTCACGAATCTGGTTGATATACGAGTCGTCACCTGCCGCTGGACGCACAACGTTATCCATGTAACGCTCTACTGTTTCGTCCCAGTTCTCACGTCCCTTACCATCGAAGTACTTCGCATAGCGTGACTTGTGAATAAAGGATTGATAGTCAGTTGGAAGTTGATTAGTCGCCATCAGTTACCTCTTGGTCTGGGAGTTTCTTTACTTCATCTTCTGCAGGTGTCTCTGCGATTTGGATGATCATACCACCTAGCTGATTACAACGTGCATCAAGTACACGCATCAAGTAATCCATACGAGCCATCTCTTCACGAGCTAGGTTAATCTCCTGATACATCTTCATCTGATCTTC